AAGGCGGTCTTGCTTACAATACTTGTTTTGATTCTCGTATTGGTGTAGCATCTGTATTCCAGCAGATTACTATTTCGTCAAGTGATGGACGCACATTAGAACAAATTCGTCAGTATCCACGCTGGTTAGCGACTAATCAACCATATACACACAGTCAAGAAGATTTAGATTCAAATACACAAGTAGGAAGTTTAACCGCTTCTCGTAGTTCAACTGGTGCTTTAATCCAAAATGAAGAAGTATCGTTTTCAATTCCTCTCCGTTGTGGTCTTCTATCTGGAACAGATGGTATTAATTTAAGTGCCGTAAATGGATTACTAATTACTCTTGAATTATCCCCAGATTTTCAAGCATTAAGTCCATGGTTGGAAGTAAGTGGTGCTTATGTTGCCCCTACTGCTGGTGGTGGAACTCCCAGCGATACTGCTCTTGGTGCAAGTTATGAAGTAAATGATTTAAGTCTTTCATATGATTTACATATCCCAGAAGATCCAAATTCACTTAATTCAAGTGGCGACATTATGTCTTACAACGCTGTTTCACATATTTACAGTGTCCTCAATAGTTCAGATCAGACCACGAATCTTAATTTAGGCACACAGAAGACCTTGTCTGTAATTCATAATCATATCCCATCAAATTTTGTAAATAACCCCGAAGTCAATTCTAACTCTACTCCCCGTCTTCGTAATCGTGGTGCTGCTGCCCCATATTATGATAAAGCAAGTTCATTAGATCCTAAATCAGTTAGTTTTGGTCGTGGTGGTGTTCTTTTCCCACTTGACAACCGTATTCAAGTAGCACCAGTAGGAAGTGAAACAAATGAAAGACAAGAAGTTCAAGCAGAAAAATCTATTAACGCATTAAATGCTGTAAAACCATATGTAGCAACAAATCATCTTCTTATGTCTCAACGCACCGAGACAGGAATTTCGGCAGCGACTGATGTAATGGGAAGTTGTCGTTATGCGAGTAATCTTGCTGATGATTCACCATGTCAAGCAATAGCAGTAAGAACAGATCCATTCCGTGTAGGTGTATCGTATAATAATACTAATTACAGTGTAAGAGTTCAAAGCGACTTAGGAACTGGTGCAGGTGGAGCTTCACCAAATGCACTTTATTCATACATATTAGCAGAGAATGTTCTTCAAGCAACAAATAATGGAATTAGTGTAAGTTCTTAAAAAATACTTTTAAACAAAAGTGGAACAAATTCCAAAAAATAAGTATATAGATAGAATTGAAATTTGTTCCATATTTTATTAAAACAAATGTTAATTTAATAAAATAAAAAATATTGTTATATATTATAAAGAAAATGAGTAATCAATCACTTCCCGCATCTATGAGTTTAACACCATTTAAAAAAGTTGATACAATGCATATAGACACACAGATTTTAGACCCCGCTACTATTACAAAGCATAGTGCAAGATTTGTATTACAGCGTAAAGGAATACTTAATACTGGTTCATCTATTCAAATTGGTTGTATTCACAATCAAGCAAATAATCAATATTTTTATCCATTAAAAACTGGTATTCATGCTGTAATTAAAAGTGCAACACTCCGTATAGGAACAAATGTTATAGCACAGACTGACGAGAATGGTTTTTATCAAACGATGACAAGACAGTTTAAAACAAACGAACAGAAGACACGGATAGATAGTGCTACAAAAGGAACATGCGACGGAATGATACCAGACAGTCGTGGCGATAATGGAGCAGCACAATCATATCAATACATGCCTTCCATAGTTCATTGGTTAGTTAATGAAACAAATGGTGCTGTGCCTGGAACAATTAAACCAACTAATGATGAAACATCAACCGCTTTATTTAGTGTAAAACTTAGCGAGTTATTTCCAGTTATGCGAGATTTTGCTATGCCTCTTTTTGCTATTGCTGAACCAGTCAGTATTGAACTTGTTTTTAATACACAAAGCGGAGCAGATGAAGTAGGAAAAATATGCTGTAAGCAACTTGGAAGTGCCGCTCCTAATGTAGAAGTCAGTCAATCAAATTGTAAAATGATTGTAGATTATTTAACATACAGCGACGACAGAGTAAATGAAGTATTAGGGATGGTAATGAGTAAAGATGGTCTTGTCATTCCATACAGTGATCTAATGCTTTCAACTTCAACTGTCCCAGCAGTTGCCGTGCCTGGTGCTAATGTTATTGCAGAGCAGAAACTATCAACTGAAATTGGATTTAGTGGAAAAACTATTAAAAATCTTATGTGGATGGATACACTTGATACGGGAGGTGCTGGAGGAGGACAACCAACAGCGTCCGATGTTCCATTTCAAGGTGCATACACATCACAAGCTTATATGAAACCAGATACTTATCAAATTAGAGTAAATGATATGAATGTATATAATAGACCAGTAGAGAACGAAGCGATGAAACATACAGAAGTTAGTAAAGTAATGGGTAATGATATTTGTGTTGGTGGTGGTGAGTATTCTATGGATTATATTACCAATAAATCAACATATGATGTAAATAATAACATTTTTGCTGCCGTAAATGTAGAAGGTCATAGTTGCCAACAGACTACGGCCGGTGGTATAAAAAAATCTACATTTGATGGTCTAATGCATGTTTGCGGTTGTGATCTTATAACTAATCCAGCAACTCGTAAAGGAACACTTGTTTCACAGAAACCAATTCTTATTGAACGCACACTTCCACGAACAGAATACGATGCGACACAGAGAACCGTAAGAACTTATGGATTATACGAACGCACTATGGTCTTACAGAACGGACAAGTTTCAGTTAGTGCTTAAAGAATTAAATATTAATTTAGCAACAATTTAAAATAAAACACATATAAAAATATCTCACTATATATTATATAATGGGTCGTAAAAGTGGAACATCAAATAAATCAAATTATCATTATTTGGTAGAAGAGTATGAAGACTTTCATAAAGATAAACTATTAAGAAAAGGATACTTCAAAACACAACAAGACATCGGCGAATTCTATGGAATGAATCGGGCTGCGATTTACCACACTATGCATAATAACACTCGTAGGATTAAAAAATATAACTTTCTCAATATAGAGAAACTAAACCCTCCTTTACCGATCCACGAACAAGTAGTTATTGATTATAAGAAAAAGCACGAAGAAGAAATCATAGAAAGCGAAGAAAGTGAAGAAAGTGAAGAAAGTGAAAGTTGGAGTGAATAAGTAAAAAATTATTTTTAAAATTTTATATAATATTAAAATGTTATTTAATATTATATATTAATGTATTTCTCATGTCGTCTATGTGAGCGAGAGACCGTAATAACATCTAATCTATGTGATAAGTGTAGAAGAGTAAAACATTTACTTAATCTATATGAAGATAGAGTTTATGAAGTATTAGAAGATGTTTTAGTTCGTCAAGATAAAGGCATCACTAATAAGTGTAAAAAGAAATTAGAAGAAGAAAAAGAAAATGTAGTAAATAAAATAGAATCGGTAAAATGACTAAATCCAGTAAATCAGTCCTTATATAGTTTATCATTAGAAAGTTTATTAGACCATATGAAACAACATGAAGAACTATTTGAAAATGGAACAAATTCCAATAAACTATATTAACTTATTTTTTGGAATTTGTTCCATTTTTTTATTTGTTATAATATATGACTATACAGACATTTACTATTTTAGAACTTGCGACGGCAGCGGGTGGCGTTGCTGGTGCAATAGCATTAATATTAAAACAGACACAACAAAGTAAATGTAAGAAGTGTTCTATATGTTGTGGTGTATGTAAATGTGATCGTGAAATAACAAATGATATAGAAAATCAAATAAATAATACAGAAGATGAAAATACAGAAGAAGAACCTCCTTTAAGTCCTTTTCAACCCAATAACATTAAATAGATTTATTCTATCTTTAAGCATAAATGTATATATAATATAGATTTATTCTTATATATTACTGGTTTTATTCTTACTTAAAGAATTAAAATATATTTTAATGCTCTCTTTAAGCATAAATCTATACCAAAATGGGAATAAAACTACTTAAAGACTATATTTATTCCGTTTTTAAGAATAAATATATATAAATAAAATATATATAATATATATAATGGATTGGTTAAAGAAGAAAATTAATAATTCTAAATCTCAAAATGGAAAAGAAAGAAATCTACGAGAAAGTAGTTTGAATGCTTATATTAGGACTTTACAGAAACTCCATGAGAAGATACACGATGATAAAGATTTTAAAAATCTTGAATGGTTAGATGATTATGAAAAGGTTATGGACGCTGTTGAAAAAAATATTACTAAATATAAAGATGGTAAGCAGAATGAGAAGACATCGTCTGTATCGTCTCAAAAGACAACATTGGCTGCGATCATCGTTGCATTATCCACAGAACGAGATTACGACGATGACCTTATTAAAGCATATCAAGAAGATATGGTTGAACTTCAAAAAGATTATAATGAAGGAGAAGCAAAGCAAATAAAAAATGATAAACAAAAAGCAAACTGGGTAAGTCTTAAAAGATTATATGATGTTATTAAAGAATACAAAAAATATATAGATAAAAATGAAATAATGAAAAAAACAGATAAAACAATTACAAATAAAGAATTCAATATTCTTCAAAGATGGGTCGTAGGTAATCTATATCTTGGAAGCGACAATCACCCGCCAAATAGACTTGATTATGTCATGGAAATCATTAACAAGAAAGACTATGATAAATTAACTGATGGAGAGAAAAATAAGCGTAATTATTTAGTAATACAAGGTAAAAATAAAAAATGGTTTTCTTTTGGAGAATATAAAACTTCTAAAAAATTTGGATTGAAATTAGAACCATTAGATAGTAAATTAAATAAAGTTATGAATATATGGTTGGCGTATAATAAAGGAAAATCATTATTATATAACGCTAAGAAAGAAGCCATAACAGAAAATGGATTGACTAAATTAATTCAAAAAACATTTGAACCAAGTGGTAAAAAAGTAAGTGCTTCTATGTTGCGACACATATTTATATCAGAGAAACTACCACAACCTCCCATTAGTGAAAAAGAAAAACTTGCTGATAAGATGAAGCACTCTGTTAATACACAAGAGAAATATATTAAACATGATGAGGAATAATTAAAAGTGGAACAAATTCCTATAAATCTATATATCTATTTTGTGGAATTTGTTCCATTTTGTTATAAAAGTATTTATATAATATATCATTATATTATATAAGTAAGATGGAATACCCCAATACTATAATTATTGAGTCAAATAAAAAGACCGCAAC